CGCCAAGATCGGCAGCTCGGGCAACTCCGCCAAGATCGGCAGCTCGGGCAACTACGCCCAGATCGGCAGCTCGGGCGGCTCCGCCAAGATTGATAGTACCGGCGTCGACTCCGTGATCTGCTGCGCAGGTCATGGCTGTACGGTAAAAGCAAAAATCGGGAGTTGGATCACGCTTGCGGAGTGGGAATATTCCGAAGAAAAGGGTCGATTCGTTCCGCGCTGCGTGAAGACGGAATACGTCGACGGCGAGAAGATCAAGGCCGATACGTGGTATCGGCTGAAGAACGGCGAATTTGTGGAGGTAAGGTAAATGGCAATCAAGAAACCCGCTGAACTAGATTTCAGCAACAAGAAATTCATGTGCATCATTTCCGGACAGCCCGGCCTTGGCAAGACAACGCTGGCGCTTTCCGCACCGAAGCCGTTTCTGTTCGACACGGACAACGGCATTGCCCGCGTCAGGCCAGAGCAGCGCGGCGTGACCTCTGTTGTGGAATCCTACGAAGAAATGCTTGGCGATATGGACTCCGACGAATACAAGGCGGCTGAATCCGTTGTAATCGATACCGGCGGCATGCTGGTGCAGCTGATGAAGGATTGGGCGAAGAAGCAGGACAGCAAGGCCGCAAAGGATGGCCGCGCGATGTACGGCGTGATTAAGTCTGAGTTTGACCGGCTGTGTTATCAGATCCGCGCAAAAGACCGGAAGCATTTGATCGTGGTGTTCCACACGACGGAACAGCAGAAGGGCGATACCATCCAGACACGCCTGTCCTGCGAGGGCGGCGCAAAGGATATCGTTTGGACGCCTGCGGACTTTGGCGGCTATATGTTCATGATGGGAAACAAGCGCATGATCGGCTTTACACCGACAGACGAATACTTTGCAAAAGGCTGCTTCGGTGTGCGCGGCGTGATGCAGCTGCCGGAGCTCAAGCCCGGCCAGAAGTCCACATTTTTGACGGATTTGTTCCGCAAAGCGCAAGAGGACATCAACGCACAGGCCGAGATCTATAGCGGCGAGAAAACCGCATATGACGTGGCGATGCAGGAAGGCCGCGCGTTCATTGCGCTTGTCGGAGATCCCGACACGGCGTTAAAGGCGCGGGAAGGGCTGGCAAAGATCCATCACGCTCTGACTAGCGCCGCCGAGCTTGGCGCAGAGTTCAAGCGCAAGTGCAAGAAACTCGGTCTGAAATACGATAAGGAGATAAAAGCCTATGTATTGGTTGACACAAAGCCTGCTAAGCAGCTGGAAGCACTTTCTTGATGCGGATGATGCGTATGCAGACGCGGCGCTGTCCTCATTCCTCTCTACGCTTCGGCGTGAAGAGAAGGAAACAACGCAGGCGATGCAGGCTGGCATTGACTTCGAGGCGGCGATCAACAGCACGGTTGCGGGCGTACCAATTGAGCCTGTCAGCGAGAAATACGACCGGGCTGTAGCAAAATTTTCCCGCATCTGCTCTGGCGGTCAGCCACAAGTGCCGGTCGCCGGGCGGCTGCATGTATCGGGCTTGGATTTCCAGTTATACGGCGTCTGCGACTACGTAAAGGCCGGAATCATCTACGATATTAAGCGTGTACAGCGGTACGAATACGGCAAGTACCTGCACAGCCCGCAGCATCCGATGTATCTGCATCTGATGCCAGGCGCGTCAAAATTTGCATACCTGATCTTCGACGGCGCGAATAATTACGCGGAGACGTACCGGCGCGGCGATTTCGAGCCTATCGAAGATACGATTTCATGCTTTATCAACTGGCTTTTGGCCAACGGTTATATCAACGATTATTTTACGCATTGGGAGATGAACACTGAAAGGAAGGAAAAAGTAGATGGGATTCAAAGCTGTTAAAAACGATGGCGGTCTGATGAAGGCTGGCGATTATGAGTGCTATTTGAAATCGTGCGGATACAGCGTAACGAAGAACGGAAACGAATGCATCAAGTTCGATTTCGTTGTCCGTGAGGACGTCGAGCAGGAATACCAGAAGAAGCACATCTTCAAGAACTTCTGGCCCGACCGCGACACCGGGGAGTATGACGCCGACAAGATCGGCAAATATGCAAATGCGCTTGGCATTGAGCCGGGCACCGATTTTGAACTTGACGATCTGGTAGGCCGCAACTGCATTTTGCACATGGAGCCGTTTGAGGGCAATGACGGTGTAACGCGCGACTGTATCCGGTATCTCAAGCCCAGCAAGGCAGACTCCTTTGTAACGCCCGCACCGGCCAGCGCAGAGGAGTTCAAACAGCTTGACGAAAGCGACGACGAGCTGCCGTTCTGAGGGCTGAAATATGCCGAACAGAATTATTCGGGAAAGCATCTGCACAAGCGATAGCGTCGACAAACTCTCGTGGTTTGAAGAAGTTCTGTTTTATCGGCTCATTGTAAACTGTGATGATTTCGGACGCTTTGACGGGAGAGCGGCGGTCGTGAAAAACCGCCTCTTCCCGCTGAAAGAAAACCTCACGCTCAAAACTGTAGAAAATGCTCTTCATGGGCTGGCGAGTGCTGGATTGATTGCTCTGTATGTGTTTGAGGGCAAGCGCTTCCTTTACCTACCAACATGGGGCAAGTATCAGACGCAGCGTGCGAAAGTAAGCAAATTCCCGTCGCCTGATGATGGGAAACAAGCGGATGAAATCATCTGCAAGCAAATGCATGCAGATGTTCCCGTATTCGAGAATCGAGAATCGAGAATCGAATTCGCTATTCGAGATGCGGAAGATAGCGCGGAGCCGCAAGCAGCATCCACGCCGCCAGCAATCTCTCTGCCGCTGAATGATGGAACGGGATATTCCGTTTCCGTGGAGCAATGCCAGGAATGGGCGGGCTTGTACCCTGCTGTCGACGTGATACAGCAGCTGCGGAACATGAGGGGCTGGTTGGACGCAAATCCGGCCAAACGGAAAACAAAGCGCGGGATCAATGCGTTTATTGTCCGCTGGCTGGCAAAAGAACAGGACAAGGGCGGAACACAGCCTGCACAGTACAGCCGCGCTGCAAAGCCCGGCTACGGTGTGCAGGGGCACCATGACCCGCTGAATCCGCTGGAAGAGGCTGCTGTCAACCGGCTGTTCGAGAAACCGCCGAAGGGCGCGGAGAAAATGCGGCACGGCGTGCAGAACCACGGAGACGACCTGACGGCGTTCCAGATGGCAGCGGTCGAACGGATGCTTGCAGAAAACAAGGAGGATGAGACATGAAAATGCTGAAAAAACTGGCAAGATCGCTGGCGACGCGCTATGTCTGCCAGAACTGCGAGAAGGAAAAAGAACGAAGGGCCGTGGCTCACAACGCCACGAATTCGACCTGGCGGCGTTTGGAGGTGCAAAAGCGGAATGAAATGGCATATTGCAAGTGTCAGCTGGGGCAAGGACAGCCTGGCCATGCTCCTAATGCTGATTGCCAAGGGCTACCCGCTGAATGAGGTGGTTTTCTACGATACCGGAATGGAGTTTGAGGCGATTTACCACACACGGGATCAAATGTTACCCCGCCTGGAGCAGCTGGGGATCAAGTACACCAGACTGGAGCCGGAAAACCCGTTCCTGTTTGATATGCTGGAAAGGCCGGTTTGCAGTAAGCAGAAAGGCACACACCAAGGTTATGGCTGGTGTGGCGGCCTCTGCCGCTGGGGAACCACGGGGAAGCTGAAAGCCATGGACAGGTACGCGGAGGCGCGGGACGCTATGGTTTACGTTGGCATAGCTGCCGACGAAACGCCACGACTGGAAAAAGAACGGAAGCCGTATAAACTGCACCCGCTGGCGGAGTGGGGCATGCCGGAAGCCGACGCCATGGCATATTGCTATGAAAACGGGTTTTCGTGGCTGGAGGGCACGATCCGCCTTTATGACGTGCTGGACCGTGTTTCGTGCTGGTGCTGCTGCAACAAGAACCTGCGGGAACTGCGGAATATGTATATTTACCTGCCGGAATACTGGGAGCGCCTGAAAGACCTGCAACGGAAAATAGACAGGCCAATGAAAGGCTATTACAAAGGCAAGCCGCGCGGCGTGTTTGAACTGGAACAACGGTTCCGCGCAGAATTGGAACAGGAGGCAAGAGCATGAGTAAAGCTGTTTTGATCAGCATTCGCCCAGAGTGGGCTCGGAAGATCCTGAACGGGAGTAAAACGGCCGAAATCCGCAAGACCGCGCCGAAGTGCGGTGTGCCGTTTAAGTGCTATATCTACTGTACGCAGAGCGCTGATATGCTTTGGATTTTGAAGGAAAGGGAACGGTCTCTCCATCCTGATAAAATAGCGGATGTTTTCAAGGCTGCTAAATGCGGCGGAGCATATCGGTGGAATGGCAAGATCATCGGTGAATTTGTATGCGACGACATTTTTGAAAGGATCGTCAGAGTAGGAGGAAGCTGTGAACCGCAGAAATATTGCATCTGCGATTGGAACATGGAATGCACACCACTTGATACGCTTCTTGCGGATGCCTGCCTGACAAAAGACGAGCTGGAGAAGTATCTGGACGGCGGCGTCGGCTACGGATGGCACATATCCAACCTCAGAATTTACGATACCCCGCGCGATCTGTGGGAGTTTGCCGGTATGCAGCGGGAGACAGAATTTGGCCTTGCACCCAGGCCAATCACCCGCCCGCCGCAGAGCTGGCGGTATGTGGAGGAAGAGTTATGGAAAGATTAACGTTTGAAGGGAACTTCTGCGACATCGCGCAGTGCCGCGAGCGGCCGTGTCCGTATGACGGAAGCTGCACGCAGAGGCTGGTTTGGGAGAGGCTCAAGGCTTACGAGGATTCCGGGTTGTCGCCGCAGGCCTGCGCGCAGGCCTCAGAGATCGAAAAACAGCTTGATTCCTATGGCTTCTCGGCTAAAAAAATGCTGGAGTTTATCAGGGCAGACAAGGACGGGCGGCTGGTGGTGCTGCCGTGCAAGGTGGGAGATACAGTGTGGATTGTAGGCGCTGTGAGAAAATTGTATAGCGCAAAAGTTCGGACATTCTTTTGCGGGCATCCGTCCGCAGTGCGCGGACGCGATCCAGATGGGCATATTCACATGATTCGCACAACAGAGTGTGACATCCCGATGCAAGAATTCGGAAAAACCGTATTTCTGTCGCGCGAAGAAGCCGAGAAGACTTTGCGGGAAATCCAAGGGAAGGAGGATGCCGATGGAGCGACTGACAAGCCGGAATGAAGATTGTGTTTCGGTAAATGGGTACGGTCTGTACCACTTAACGATGACCGAAGTCGTCCAGATGGCAGATCGCCTTGCGGCCTACGAGGACACGGGGCTGACACCGGAGGAAATCAAGGCTCCATTTACGGAGGACACGATGATAAATCTGGCAGCGCAGGCGATGGGCGTGGAGGCTGACCGCCTCCGCGAGCTTGCCGAAGCCGACAAGGACGGGCGCGTCGTGATTCTGCCGTGCAAGGTGGGCGATACGGTGTGGTTTAAGACATACAAAAATAACGCGCGAGATTGCATTGGCGTGCAACCACATGAGGTTACAAGAATATCAGCAAGCATCATTGTTCCGGGGGAAATTGTGGATATCGGTATCCCTGTGGACCAGATCGGTGTGAGAGTATTTTTGAGCGAGACCGAAGCGGTTGCGGCTGACGCGAAACCTCCGGCTGGAAATTCCATTTTGGAAGTTTAGGAGGCGAAGCAGGATGGAACGGATGACAAGCCGAGATGAGGATTGCGTGCTGGTAAACGGTCACGCATTGGGTTGTGCGACGGTTGGCGAAATCGTCCAGATGGCGGAACGTCTCGCAGCGTATGAGGATATGGACAGTAAGCGGCTCAGACCGGGCGATACGGTTTGGCTGTCTAAGATGTTTTACACGCGCCCCAAAAAGCCCGTGCCGGTCACGGTAGACGCAATCCGCATTGACGTCTCCATCTGCACTTACGCAAAGGTACGGTGTGCCGGGAACACTGACTTGCCATAACAGGTACTCCCCATGCAACAGGCGCAATGTGGGCGGCGAAGATTTTTGCAGCTACGGAGAACGGAGGGAAGAATGAACATTACACTTTTGAAATATCCCACCGATGAGGACTGGGCGTTTGCAAAACAGTGCGCTTTGGTCACCATCGGAAAGGAGATGAAAACAGCACCGGACATGGCGTGGAAACACGCCATCCTCCGGGCGCGGCACAGCCCCATCCGGACGCTGCAGTTTGCGTTTTACCTCGAGGGTGTGCCGTACTGGGTAAGCACCCACTTAGCCCGCCACGTCCACGCACAGCCGTTTATCCGGTCACAGCGGAACGACCGACAAGATGCATACGACCGGAACGCAGCGCGGCAGGACGCGCCGGTAGACATGATTTGGTACATGAACGCGGAAGAGCTGATGACGATCATGGAAAAGCGGTTGTGCCATCTGGCGGCGAAGGAGACACGCAAAGTCGCCAAAAAGATCCGCGAGCTAGTGATTGAGCAATGCCCGGAGTTTGTCGACCTTTTGGCCCCGCCGTGTGTGCAAACGCTCGTTTGCAGGGAAATGTACCCGTGTAAATACGAAAACGTTCTGACATGGAGGGTACCATATGGGAACGATACTGGCGATTGACCCCGGCAATATTCAATCGGGCTATGTAATCGTAGAGCACGACGGCGAAGAGATCCGCCGCGTGCTGGATGCCGGGAAGATCGAGAACCGCAAAATGCTGCAGCTGCTGGAGCAGAAACTTCGGTGGAACTGTCAGCAAGTTGTAATCGAAATGATAGCCGGTATGGGCATGACAGTCGGGCAGGAAGTGTTCGACACCTGTGTCTGGATCGGCCGGTTCTGGCAAATCGTGCTGTGGGAAACAGGCTATGAGCCGACGCGGATATTCCGCCGGGAAGAAAAGCTTGATCTGTGCGGATCGCTATCTGCCAAAGATGCAAACATCCGTCAAGCCCTCGTCGACCGCTACGCGCCCGGCCAGCCGAACTACGGCAAGGGAACAAAGAAGAACCCCGGTTTCTTCTACGGTTTCTCGGCAGACATGTGGGCAGCTATGGCCGTTGCAACCACATATTTTGATAAGTACATCAAGGGGGTAAAGCTGTAATGGCAAATATCACGGCGACCTGCCCGGTTTGCGGGAAGGTGTTTACCAGACCCTGCAAGCCGCGCGCGGATGGCCGGTATCTCTGCAGCCGGGCGTGTGCCGGGGCATGGCGCAAGCTGCATCCGATCTGCACGGGCAAGCGGCGCGATCGCGCATGGGATGAGGTACGGATCCAGATCACAGCGATCATCCCGGTCTATCCCGCCATGCGTCCGCGCATGGGCGAAGTGTACGATGCGGAAAAATATGAATACGTCAGCAGCATGCCCGGCTATGTTGTGCGCGTCGGAGACAAGCGGGTCTGTGTGAGGGTGGACGAATGCAGGGAGATTTAAGAATCAGCCCATATTCCGCTCCGTGCGGCGACTGCCCCGAGAAAGGCTGCGGGGCAAAGCATGCCACGTGCGAGGCATACATAGCGTATCGCAAGGCTGCGGACGAGTACAACAAAAGCAAGGTAGAGCGCATAGAGCGCGGGATGGAAACAATCGGCAAGTCCGCCAGAGCGCGGAAATACGAACGGGCAAAACGCGAAGGGAGGGTACACTATTGATAGAACAGATTAAGGGCGCGAAGTACGACGAGGGCAAGCCTCGCCCGTCGCTCGTGCCGGTGGCGGCTATCGAGGCGATCATGCAGGTGCGTGAGTTTGGAAAGGCAAAATACGCCGACGCGGAGGACTGGCGCAAGGTGCCGCGCGAGAAGTGGCTGGACGCCCTTCTGCGCCACGTTCTGCATATCTGGGATAATCCGCTGGCGCTCGACTATGAGAGCGGCTTACCGGCTCTGTGGCATGTTATAACTAATGCTGCGTTTCTGTGCGCGGCGTACAAAGATGAACTGGACAAAGCGCGCGGGGAATGGGCAAAGGATGTGCTGGACGAAAAGGCAGTTGATGGGTGCAAGAACTCACAATGTGCGTATTTCTCTACCACATGCGGGTGTATCCGGTATCATGATGTAAGCCACTGCAAGAAAAGAAAGGAAGCGCGCCGTGAGTAAGCCGCGCTACGGCTGGTGGCCATATGCAAAGTGGATGATCCGCAATTATAAGGGCGGCGGGCTGATGACGAAGTCCGAGCGCGCTGCCGTTGAGGAGGCAATCGCGGAGACGGAACAGCTCGTTGACGGCGCGGAGCGGCTGCGGCTCATAGACTTGGTTCTTTGGAAGCGGACGCATACCCTGCAAGGCGCTGCAATGGCGGTTTATGTATCCGAACGCACCGCGCAGGAATGGCACAGGCAATTTATTCGCCTTGTGGGGCAAAAAAGAGGGCTTTTATGAAAAAGTCTGCGTCCCAGAGCCAAATTTAACATTTACTATAAGGGCGTAGAGATCAACTCTACGCCCTTTTTCATCGGCGCCGCAGCGTTCTGCGGAAACCTCCTCCTGTTCTCGTGTTCTCCGGTGTGAATAAATATATTTATTCACACACGGAGACACGAGAACAAAAGAATGAGGTGGCTGACCGGTGATCGGGCATGATGGGGAGGACAACATGGAGGTAAAAAACAGAAAGCTTTCCAGCATTACTGCATACGGGAAAAATGCAAAGAAGCATGACAAAACACAAATCAACAACGTCGCGGAGAGTATCAAGCAGTACGGCTTTGTGCAGCCGATTGTAGTTGACCGGGACGGTGTGATCGTGATCGGCCACTGCCGCGCTATGGCGGCGAAGAAGCTGGGCATGGAAGAAGTGCCTTGTGTCTGCGTAGACGATCTGACGCCGGAGCAGGTGAACGCACTGCGGCTGGTGGATAACAAGAGCAACGAGAGCGACTGGGACTTTGACCTGCTGGCTGATGAGCTGCCTGGTCTTGACCTGTCGGCGTTTGACTTTGACTGGGGATTTTGCGACGAGCTGAACGATTCCGTTGTGGAGGATGATTATGACCCTGTGCTTCCGGCGGAACCGAAGAGTAAACTCGGCGATGTGTACCAGCTCGGGGACCATCGCCTTATGTGCGGAGACAGCACATCTTTGACAGACGTACAGAAGCTCGTAGGGGGGGCACAAATGGATTTGCTGCTCACAGATCCGCCGTACAATGTGGACTATCAGGGCGCCGCCGGGAAGATTAAGAACGACAATATGGAGGATACGGCATTTAGGCGGTTCCTGACGGATGCTTTCTCCAATGCGGCGATGGTTATGAAACCCGGTGCTCCATTTTACATTTGGCATGCAGGGCTTGAAGGATATAATTTTTTTGGAGCTTGCAAAGATGCCGCTTTGCGTGTGCGGCAGATGCTTATATGGGTAAAGAATATATCTGCGTTCGGCCGGCAAGATTTCCAGTGGAAACATGAACCGTGCCTGTACGGTGAGAGCGAGATTGAAGGGGACGAGCACGAGCCGTGCTTGTATGGATGGACGGAAGGCCACAAGCATTACTTCTTCAAAAACCGCAGGCAGACCACTGTTCTCAATTTTGATAAGCCAGTGAGATCAGCGGAGCATCCGACCATGAAGCCGATTAAGCTGTTTGACTATCAGATGCAGTGTTCCAGCAAGCCGGGAGAGAATGTGCTTGACCTGTTCGCTGGCTCCGGCACAACGATCATGGCAGCGGAGCAGAATGGCAGGCACGCTTTCTGCATGGAGTACGATCCGAAGTATTCCGATGTCATTGTTGACCGTTGGGAGAAGTTTACGGGAAAGAAAGCGGTGTTGCTGAATGACGATTGAAGAAGCACGGGCGATCATTGCCAAAACAAATAGCCCGTACCTAAAACGGGACATGGAAAAGTTTATCAAACGCCAGCAAAGAAAGGAGGGCGCGTATGGCAAGGCCAAGAAAGGAAATAGATCAGAAACAGTTCGAGAACCTCTGCGGCCTGCAATGCACGCTTGAGGAAATCTGCGGTTGGTTTGGTGTGACTGATAAAACACTGGATAGTTGGTGTAAACGCACCTATCATGCCAGTTTTTCCGAGGTATTTAAGCAAAAGCGAGGAGCGGGGAAAATTTCACTGCGCCGGAGCCAGTGGCGGCTTGCGGAAAAGAACGCGAGCATGGCTATTTGGCTCGGGAAACAATATCTTGGCCAGCGTGACGTTGTCGAGCTGGGTTTGCCGACTGATAACGCGCAGGAGGACGCGCTGAGCGTAAGCCTGCGCGAAATGGCGGAAGGGTTGGAGAGCGATGATTAGCTTAAAGCAGCGGAAAATCATTGCTTTCCCATATTCCAAGTATGACGCGCTGATTTGCGACGGCGCTGTGCGTTCCGGCAAGACCTCTATCATGATGTGGTCGTTTGTCCGCTGGGCGATGGAGAATTTCAGCGGTCATCGCTTCGGCGTGTGTGGCCGAACAGTGGATAGCTGCACAAAGAACATTATCGTGCCGTTTACGGCGATGAGCCTTGCGAAGGAGCGATATATCATCCGCTGGCGGCGCGGTGACAAGGTGATGGAAGTGCGGCGCGGAGCCGTGACGAATTACTTTGAAGTGTTCGGCGGTAAGGACGAGGCAAGCTATACACTGATCCAAGGCCGGACGCTGGCTGGTGTGCTGCTGGACGAGGTGGTGCTGATGCCACGATCGTTTGTGGAGCAGGCACTTGCACGTTGCTCTGTGGACGGTGCAAAGCTGTGGTTCTCTTGCAACCCCGGAAGCCCGCACCACTGGTTCTATCAGGAATGGATAAAGCGGCATAGAGAGCGGAACACTCTTTACCTACATTTCGAGATGAAGGATAACCCCGGATTGAGCGAAAGGACGCTTGAGCGCTATGAAAACATGTACGCCGGGATATTCTACGACCGCTATGTTCGAGGACTGTGGGTAGCTGCGGAGGGTATTGTTTACAAGGACTTTGCCAACGACACAGAAAAGTATCTGATTGATGATCCTATAAAATGGGCGGAAGAAAACGATACAAAGTTCTCTGTTATTTCCATTGGCGTCGACTTCGGTGGAACGAAGTCTGCAACGAAATTTCAAGCTACCGGGATCACAAAAGATTTCCGGGTTGTGGCGTTGGAAGAAGAATACATCAAAAACGAAGAGATTGACCCAGATGCGTTAAACCGGCGTTTTGCTACGTTCTGTCAACTGATAACGTCAAAGTATGGTTACAGCCAGACGCGAGCAGATAGCGCGGAAACGGTGCTTATACGAGGTTTAGACCACACGGCGCAAAAACTCCGGCTGGGCACCCAAGTCAAGAACGCGCTGAAAATGCAGATCACGGACAGAATCAGGCTTGTTGTGCTTCTGATGAAGCAAGGCAGGCTCAAGGTTTCGCGGAACTGCCCACATTTGATCGATGCGTTTCAATCAGCAATTTATGACCCGGATAAGTTCGAGGACGAGCGTCTTGACGATGGGACATCCGATATTGATAGCCTCGATGCGTTTGAGTACAGTATAGAGCCTTATTACAAAGACCTGGAACGCGCCGGGCATATGATAGGACGGTGAAAGAGTGAACATACGCAGAGCATTAAAGGAACTGGGCTTCGATACAGTTGGCATTGACTTCTACAAGCTGATCGGCGTGTGGGGAGACTGGTACAAAGGAAATGTCGAGGACTTCCACAGTTACACGGTATGGAATGGCATTGAAGAATTGGAATGTCACAGATATTCCGTAAGCATGGCGAAAAAGGTCTGCGAGGACTGGGCAAACCTTCTGATGAACGAGCGGGTAAACATCACGCTCGAGGGGAAGAAGGAGCAGGAGTTCGTAGACACGATTCTCTCGGAAAACAACTGGGAGGTCAAGGCGAACGAATCGCAGGAGCGAAAAGCAGCGCTTGGCACCGTCGCGTATGTTCCGGTCATTGAGGGAATGTTCATCAATCCGGACACTTCCGAAATTGCTGATTCTGGGCGCATTCGTATCAACTATGTCAGCGCGCCGAACATTTATCCCCTGACATGGGACAATGGAATCATCAGGGAGTGCGCGTTCGCCTCCACAAAAAAGGTGGACGATACAGAGTACACATACATTCAAGTTCACAGGCTGAACGGCGGCGAGTACGACATCGAGAACCATCTGTATGATTCTGATGAAGTTCCGCTGACCAGTGTAAAGGGCTTTGAAACAATCCCACCTGTTGTACACACAGGGAGCGACAAGCCCCAGTTTGTCATTGACAGGCTGAATATCGCGAACTCCGATGAAAATAACCCACTTGGTGTGGCTGTGTTTGCATATGCTATCGACCAGCTCAAGAGCGTTGACATCACCTATGATAGCTATGTGAACGAATTCGTGTTGGGCAAGAAGCGCATTGTGGTGCAGCCGGAGGCAACCAAGAGCATTGACGGTCGGCCAGTGTTTGATAAGCGTGAGACCGTTTATTATGTACTTCCGGAGGACAGAGGCGGCAACGGCAACATCTTGCAGCAGGTCGATATGTCGCTGCGGACGGCGGAGTTTAACACCGGCATGCAGGATATGTTGAATATCCTGTCCAGCAAGTGCGGATTCGGAGAAAACCATTACAAATTCAATCAGGGAAGTATTGCTACAGCGACGCAGGTTATCAGCGAGAACAGCACCATGTTCCGGACGATCAAGAAGCATGAGATTTTGCTTGAACAGGCAATCACAGAGCTTTGCAGGACGCTGCTCCGCATGGGGAACAGGTACATGGAAGCTGGCCTGAATGAGGAAGTACAGATTTCCGTAGACTTTGACGATTCAATCATTGAGGACAAGCAGACGGACTTCCTGCGCGACATGCAGCTTCTCAGTGCAGGCATCATGAACGACTGGGAGTTCCGCATGAAGTGGATGAACGAGGACGAGGCGACAGCAAAGGCGGCGCTGCCGAAGGCGCAGGGCATGGTAACTGAGGAAGAAACGGAGGTCGAGTAATGGGATTTGGAGAAAACACTGGGACTTTTGGGGTTGTGAAAGATGAGCCGGTATCCATTTGCCCCAGAACTACTTGATGCGCTCCCAGAGGATCTGGCAGAACTATTCCGCGGGCTTGAGGATACACTTCTTGATGAGATTTGCAGCCGCCTTGCGCTGAAAGATCAGCTGAACGAAGTGACGGTTCAGGCAATCAGAGCGCTTCGCTCGCATGGTATCGACACGAAAGAGATTGAAAAAGCAATCCGCAAGACCTCCGGAAGTAGCGAGAAGAAGCTCAAGGAGCTTTTCGACGATGTTATTGCCAGAAACCAGAAGTATTACACATCGGTTATCGACATGGCAGGGCTGACAAAGCCTGATATTCTGGTGAACACTGCGACCATCGAAGCAATCAGAGTTCAAACGCTTGATGAATTTCATAACATCACACAGTCTATGGGATTTTTAGTGGACAAAGGCAGGACGATGCTTCCGCCCGCTCGTGCGTATCAGTGGGCGTTGGATTCAGCTGTCATGCAGATTCAAAGCGGTGCTATTAACTACAATCAAGCAATCAAGTCTGCGGTGCAGCAGCTTGCAGGTGGGTTGAAAGTCGTGAACTACGAAAGCGGACACGTTGACAACATCGACGTTGCTGTTCGGAGAGCTGTCATGACCGGCGTGAATCAGATCTGCGACCAGTACACGAACCAAAGCGCAGAGTACCTTGAGACGAGATACTTTGAAGTGTCTGCGCACTCTGGGGCGCGTGACAAGCCGGGTGCTTCGCCGTGGTCAAGCCACAAAGACTGGCAAGGGAAAGTCTATTACCAGAGTGAAGGCGGCGAACCTGACCCGCTGGGGCTTTACGATGACCTTGTGGAAACGACCGGTTACGGATATGTTGACGGTCTGACAGGCGCAAACTGTAGGCATCACAAATACCCGTTTGTTCCGGGAGTTTCGGAGCGAACTTACACAGACGAACAGCTTGAGCATATCGACGATGGTCTTGGCTGCACGTTTGACGGAAAGACTTACACAGCCTATGAAGCAACGCAGATGCAACGCCGCATAGAGCGGCAAATCCGCGCGCAGAAAAAGCTTAGAAACGCATACAAAGAAGCTGGGCTTTCCGAGGACGCGACCGCCGCGAACATAAAGCTTCGGCGGCTGAACGCAGAATATAGCAGGTTCAGCAAGGCGGCAGGATTGCCGGAGCAACCAGAAAGAACAAAAGTTTTCTACAAATGATTTACAGGTAAAACCCGCGAAGCACTGCGGTTTTTATACAATCTATCGCCGCGATGAACTGCGGACAAAGGAAAGGAAGATAGAAATGGCATTGACCAGAAAATTACTGAAAGGCATGGGACTCACCGACGAACAGGTGGACACCATCATTGAAGCACATACCGATACCGTAGACGGCTTGAAGGCTGATGTCAGCAAGTACAAGTCTGATGCGGAGAAACTGCCCGACGTTCAAAAACAGTTGGACGACCTCAAGGCGGCGGGCGATGGCGGATATAAGGAGAAGTACGAAAAGGAACACTCGGACTTCGAGGCTTATAAATCCGGAATCACAGCAAAGGAAAGCAAGGCGGCAAAGGAAAAGGCTGTTCGGGCTTACTTTGAAAGCAAAAATATCACAGGCGCAAATCTCGATCTTGCCATGCGCGGCTGCGGCGAGGAAATGACCGCCTTGGAGATGGACGGTGAGAAAATCAAGGACACAAAGAGCCTTGATGAACTTATCGAAGGAACTTACAAGGGGCTTGTCTCCAAACCTTCTGTCCGTGTGGACATGGGCGCACGTCTCAACGACGGCAGCAAGGCGATGACGAAAGACGAGATCATGCAAATCACTGACAGAGCGGAGCGGCGCGCTGCAATCGCCGCAAATATGGATTTGTTTAGAAAGGAAGAATAAAAATGGCTGTTGATCCTAAGCTGATTAAAAAAGCTGATCTTGCGCGAGTTCGCGAGATCGAATTTACCGAAATGTTCGGCTATTCCATCAAGAAGCTGATGGAGGCTCTTGGCGTTACCCGCAAAATCGCAAAGCAGGCTGGCACCGTGCTCAAGAGCTACAAGGCGACCGGCACGCTGGAAGATGGTGCCGTGGCGGAAGGTGAAACAATTCCCCTGAGCAAGTACAAAACGGAGCCCGTGAACTATCAGGAGATCACGCTCAAGAAGTGGAGAAAGGCAACGTCTGCGGAGGCTATCACTGACCGTGGCTACGATCAAGCGGTGGAAATGACCACAGACGAAATGCTAAAGGACGTGCAGAAGGGCATCCGGAAGGACTTTTTTACGTTCCTCGCCACCGGCACAGGAACGGCAACGGGCGCGACCTTCCAGGCTACCCTTGCGCAGGCGTGGGGGCAGTTGCAGGTTCTGTTCGAGGACGACGAGATCGGTGCGGTTTATTTCCTGAACCCTCTGGATGTGGCAGACTACCTCGCAACGGCGAACATTACCTTACAGACCGCTTTCGGAATGACCTACGTGGAGAACTTCCTCGGTCTTGGCACTGTAATCTTCAATTCCAGTGTTCCGAAGGGTAAGATCTATGCTACGGCGAAGGACAACATTGTTCTGTATTACATCCCCGTGAACGGCGCAGATCTCGGCGAAGTGTTTGACTTCACCACCGACGCAACCGGCTATATCGGCATCCATGAGGAGCCGGACTACACCAACATGACCGCCTCCGATACCGTTATCAACGGCATGGTGCTGTTTGCAGAGCGCATGGACGGCATCGTAGTCGGCACGATCTCGGCGGGGGGTTAAATGAACTGTTGAGAGCGCCTGCCTCTGAACCGCCCACGTTTTCCGGCATGACGAAAGCGCAGCTTCTCGATTATGCTGAGGGAAACGGGGTGGAAGGGGTCAACAGTTCCATGAAAAAGGCTGAAATTTTGGCTATTCTGGAAGGGGTGGAGTGATGATCTACGCTGATTTTGAATACTACTGCGGCACTTACATGGGAACTGTAGACGCGGATAGTTTTTGCAGATTGGCGACACGCGCCAGTTCCTTCCTCGACTACTACACGCAAAACCGAGTAAAGGATTTTGCGGAGCTGGATGCTGTAAAAATGTGCTGCTGTGCCTTAGTCGACCAGTATATGCTGATCGACACGGCACAGGAGCTTGCCAGAAAGAATGTGTCCGCCGGGCTTGCATCTGACGAAGGAGAATTGCAGAGCGAGACTGTAGGCGGCTATTCCAGGACGCTTCGCAGCGGCGGAGATTCTTCCGTATCCGCATTGAAAGCGGCTTCGGAGGCGAAGAATGCCCTTGCAAGCGTAGCGCGTGAATATCTAGCCCATACCGGGCTTCTCTACAGAGGCAGGTGTTTTTCATGTACGCCCCACACACTGTAACCATCTACAACGTCACGCAGGAGCAAGATCAGGACTTCAAGGACACGCAGAAACGCTATATCACAGTGATTCGCGGCGTAATGCTCCAAGCGTCGAAAGCTGCTAACGTCCGCGCGAGCGGGCTTGAAGGAGCAGATGCGGTGAATCTGTACATTCCGTTCTCTGCGGCTGCTGTAGACGGCGTGACAGGAGCGGAGAAGCGCTACGTCGGGCCGCAGGAGTTCTGGCGTGCAACTGATAAAAGCAAGATCTGGACGTTGTCCACGGACGGTAACGGCGGCACGACCTTCTTTGCGAAGGGTGAAGTAGTCGAACCGGACAAGACAGAAGAACAGATTGAGATGCTTTACGACGATGTGTACAAAGTGACAAAGGTGGACATGAAGGACTTCGGCAGTCCTTCTATGCAGCACTGGCAGGTCGGAGGCTCGTAATGCTGAAATTCAGCGTAAAGGCAGACGGTTTTGACGCGCTGCAGGAAAATCTCGCGCAGGCCTGCACCAAAGCGGAGCATATTGTTGCAACGCAGGTGCGGAAGGACACAAGCCCATATGTGCCGTTCCTGACGGGCTCTCTCGACCAGAGAACAATGGTGGACGGTAATGCGATCATCTATCCGGGACCGTATGCACGGTTTCTGTATTACGGGAAAGTTATGGTTGACCCGGAGACGGGCAGCACATACGCACCGAAGGGTGGGACGAAGGTTCTGACAGACAAAAACCTTGTGTTCACGACATCCGGACACGCGCAGGCACAATCGCACTGGTTCGAGGCTTCAAAGGCTGAGAACCTTGATAAATGGATCCGCGTTGCGGACAAGGCGGTGAAACATGGACTCTGAAAAACAGAAAAAGTTGGTGTCAGCGGAAGAAGAACAGGATATCGCCCGAAAGATGATGGTCTGGGCGAACTCCTTTTCTGACGACGATATGCCAGCCGCGACGATCAACTATGAATTTCTCGCCGCAGATTCCGCGAGCATGGCGCTTTCTGCTATTCAGGGCGCGTACATCACACGGAAATACCTGCTTGGCGGGCATGAAGCAGAATACCAATTTAAGATCATCGCCCGTATCATCCCCGGCAGCAGCAACGATAAGCGCCTAAAATGCGACGCCATGCTGAACCGCTTCGGAGACTGGGCTATGCAAAATTACCCGTCTTTGGGCGACGGGATGCGCGTCCGGCGCGTGGAAGCGTCCAGCCGTGCGGCTCTGTTCGCCCGGTACGATGACGGTACAGAAGACCATCAGATACTTATGAAACTGACATATGAGGTGATTTAACTATGGCAGATATGACCTTTAATACCACTTCCGGCCAGACCATTGACCGAGAATTGCTGATCGCATACCTGAACACCGGCGAGTCGGCGACGCCCGTCTGGTCTCCGTTCGGTAAGCGCGTCACCGACTCCAGTATGGAATATGACTGGCAGGAGGATTCCAGCAAGGATATCCTCGGCACGACCAGAACCACCATGAAGAAGCCCATCATCACGCAGAGCTTTGACCCGTGCGAGCTGGATTCTGGCGACGCGGCGCTCGTCAAGCTGTGGAATCTGGCCGTCAAGGATCAGGACGCGGCTGCGCTGGCGAACCAGGATGTTCTCATTGTCCACCACTACGCAGGTACGGCTAAGACGGCGGTTTTTGCGGAGCGCTACGACGGGACGATGGTCAAGCCCACGAGCCTCGGCGGCGAGGGCGGCGGTTTCGTCGGTATGCCGTTCGACGTGACGCTGGGCGGCACGCGCACGACCGGCACGGCTGCGATCGGCAGCAACGGCGCGATCACGTTTACGCCGGACTCCGCAGCCTGATGGAGGGACGATAAATGGCAGATATCAGATTTGATACCGGCGTCGTTGCTTTCAACCTGAACGATAAGATCGAAGTTTCCTTCAATCCTACCGACAGCGCGGTTGTAGAGAAGATCTACAGCACGTTCGAGGAACTGGACAGAAAGCAGGAAGCATACAAAGCGGAGATCGAAAAGTGCGCCGACAAGAAGGAGATCTTCGAGATCGCACGCCGCCGTGACGCGGAAATGCGGGACATGATCGACGGTCTGTTTGAAAAGCCGGTCTGTGCAGCGCTGTTTGGCACTATGAATGTCTACGCGCTGGCCGACGGCTTGCCGGTCTGGTGCAATCTGATGCTGGCCGTGATCGACCAGATCGACACAACGTTCAGCCGCGAACAGAAGCGCACGAACCCCCGTATCGCAAAATACACAGATAGATGGAAAAAGTAATCTATTCCCTGCCGACTTCGGTTGAGGTCAACGGAACAGAATACACCATCCAGTCAGATTATCGGGCGGTGCTGGATATCCTCACCGCCCTTTCTGATGGTGATCTCGACGAACAGGACAAAGCCGAAGCTGCGTTGACTATCTTCTATCCGGAGTTCTCGTCAATGCCTGCGTCGGATTACCAAGAAGCGCTGAATCAGTGCTTCCGGTTTATCGACCACGGGCAGGGGGCAAAGACGCAGGGAAAACAGCCCGCCGTTATGTCGTGGGAGCAGGATTTTGACATGATCATTTCCCCGGTCAACCGGATCGCTGGCTGCGAAGTCCGCAGTCTCCCATATCTCCATTGGTGGTCGTTTTTGTCGTACTACATGGAGATTGGCGATTGCCTCTTTGCGCAGGTCGTTGCGATCCGGGACAAAAAGGCCCGCGGGAAGCCGCTGGATAAGCAGGAGCGCGAATTCTACCGGCGGAACCGGGAAATGGTCGACCTGAAAACGACCTACACGGAGGCAGAGCAGAATCTACTTGCCGCGTGGGGGATCGGGGCACCAAAGCAAACATAAGGTGGTGAAACTATGGCGGACGGCAAGGTTGTTATTGCGGTCGATGCTGATGCAAAACAGGCTCAAAAAGAGCTGGATAAGGTCACAAAATCCATCGAAAAGATCCAAGCTGACCTGAACAAAAGCACTGGAGAACAGAGCGGGATCAAAGCAGAGCTGGACGCGGCAAAAGCATCCGCGAAGCAAACCGAAGATGCAATTCGGTCTCTGAAAACCGAGGCATCGCAGCTGACGCAAATAACGTCCGGCACTGTTTCTGTTGACCCAGCTCAATTTATCGCTGCGCAGGAGCGGCAGGCTGCCGTTACCGCGCAGCTGAAAGAGCAAGAGGCGGCTCTTGCCAAGCAGGACAAGGCGGTCGAGGCGCTTGATGCAAAATATGCCCGCGTGACCGACAAGGTGATCCAGCAAACAGCGGCACTTGACGATGCAAAAGAAAAGGCCGGAGCGCTCACGAAACAGATCACAAATGCGGGCGGTGCGTCCGAACGCATGGCCGAGGCGGCGTCGCGCGTTGAAAAGAGTATGTCCAAGTTTGGGAACCGGATCAGCGGACTTTTTAAGCGCGCGTTGGTATTTACGCTCATTTCCCGTGGCCTCTCTCAGCTGCGCAGCTGGCTTGGCGAGACGATCATGCAGAATGATGCAGCCCGTGCGTCTATCGCTCGGCTGAAAGCCGCCCTTTTGACGCTGGCACAGCCGATTCTTGAAGTTGTGATCCCGGTTTTTGTGAAGCTGGTCAACATTCTTACTCAGGTTGTGACGGCAATTGCAAAATTTTTCGGTATGCTGTCCGGTAAAAGCTGGGGCACGCAAGTATCTGCGGCAAAGGGCCTGACCGAAGAGAAGGAAGCACTCGAGGGCGTAGGTTCTGCCGCTGAGGATGCGAGCAAGAGCATGGCGAGCTTCGACGAGATCAACCAGATCACAAGCAATCAGGCGTCGGATGCTGGCGGCGGTGGCGGCGGCTCTTCCGGCACGGAGGGCATCACCCCGGATTTCTCGAATCTTGATATGGCAGAAGACAAACTGCATGATATTCTCGGGATTGTCGGTGCGATTGCGGCCGGTTTGCTTGCGTGGAAAATCGCGAGTATGTTTACAGATGATCTCAGCAAGATCGGTGGCATTGCACTTGCCGCGGCGGGCGCGTTTGCGCTTATCTATTTCTGGCTGGACGCATGGAAAAACGGAATCGATTTGCAGAACTTCGCCGGTATGCTGGCTGGACTCGTGGCGTTGGCTGGTGGCCTTGCGATTGCATTTGGCGCAACTGCTGCGGGCATTGCCCTTGTAGTAGGCGGTCTTGCAATGCTGATTGTCGGCATTAAAGATGTGATTGAAAACGGCCTGACGTTAGAAAATACGTTGACGATTATCGCCGGGCTTCTTGCCGCTGGCATTGGTATCGGTCTTCTGACTGGAAACTGGATCCCGCTACTCATTGCGGCAATTGCGTCCGTTCTGCTGGCCCTTGTGTACTTCACCGGGCACGGTGAAGAGCTTATCAGCGGCCTGAAAGATGTTGTTGAGGGTTTCGGCAAGTTTTTCAAAGGCGTTTTCTCAGGCGATTTGAAGCTCGCAGCAGAGGGCGCAAAGCAGATCTGGGAAGGTATGAAAAAAACGTGGAACGCCATTGTAAGCTCCATCCGCGATGCGTGGAATGCGTTCATCACGTGGATGCAGTCTAAGAACCCAGCGCTGGCCGCGATCTTTCAGACTATCGGGAAATTGTTTTCCGACCAGTACAACGCATGGGTAAAAATCCTGAAAGGTTTGATCACGTTCCTGACCGGCATTTTCACAGGCGACTGGAAAAAGGCTTGGAACGGTGTGCTCGAAATTTTGAAGGGTATCTGGAATCTAATTGTCGGCACGGTTGAGGGCGCAATCAATTTCATCATTGACGGTATCAATCTCCTAATTTCCGCGCTGAATAAAATTCAGGTCAACATTCCCGAGTGGGTCCCGTTGTTGGGCGGCAAGACCTTCGGCATCAACATTGCGCCGGTCAGTAGAATCGAGCTTCCCCGTCTCGCCTCCGGCGCGGTCATCCCGCCGAACCGGGAATTCCTCGCGGTGCTGGGAGACCAGAAGAGCGGGACGAATATTGAGACGCCGCTGGAAACCATGCTGCAGGCGTTCCGGCAGGCACTCAACGAGAATGGAGGCAGCGGCCGGAGCATCACGGTCGTGCTCGAGATGGACAAGCGGGAGTTCGCCCGCGCCGTCTACAAGGCAAACAATGATGAGACGCAGCGTGTCGGCGTGAAGCTCGCGGGGGTGAAAGCATGAATAGTGTATTGAGCCTTGACGGAAAAGCGTATCCGAATCTGCACGTCGTGAGTCTGAAACGTTCGTTCTCCGTGCTTGATGGCGACAATGCCGGGCGCGTGATGACCGGCGCAATGACGCGCGACATCATCGGCACCTATTACAATTACAGTCTGGAAATTGATTCCGTGACATCGAACCCCGAGGAATACGACGAGTTTTATGAAACGATCTCCGCACCGGCAGACAGCCACGTACTGACAGTCCCCTATGCGCAGACGACCATGACGTTCGACGCGTATGTTGCAAATGGCGACGATGAACTGGCGTCCAGCTATGCCGGGAAAAACAGCTGGCAGAACCTGACCGTCAATTTTGTTGCCATGAAGCCCAAGAGGACCCCGGCATGAGCGTGAGAGTAGTATATGAGGACGTCGCGGTCGGCGCTGCAGCTGCGTCGACAGTAACGACGACGGCGAGAAAAGACTTTGCCAACCCTGCTCTGATCCCCTACGGTACAGACGCCGGGCTGCTGGCGTCATTCGAGCAGAATCAGTGGGTTCTTGACGGGACGCGCGTCTTGCTCGGGAGCCAGCGGGCCGCATTCTGGTCCGCGGTGCAAAGCAACGACGACTGCACGTTTGACGCAGCACCGACGATCACGATCTCCCTGAACGGTCAGTTCTCGTCCCCGGGCATTTTCTTCTACTTCGACGGCTCGGAGGGTGACTATTGCAGTGAGATCGTCCTGACGTGGTACAACGGCGAAGAACAGCTTGCGAGCAAGACCTTCACGCCGAACTCGTACAAGTATTTCTGCGAGCAGCAGGTCGACCTATATAACAAGCTCGTCATCCAGATCAATAAGACGAATCTGCCAAAGCACTACGCGAAGATTTCACAGATCTTCTTTGGCATCGTCCGGGAATTTGAGCGGGCGGAACTCCGCTCCGTCAGAGTGACGGAGGGCCTGAACATCATTTCAGACGATCTGGAGATCAACACGCTCGACTTCTCGCTGGACAGTGCGGATGACATTGATTACGTCTTCCAGCAGAAGCAGCCCGTCAGCGCGTATGACTCGGATCACCTGATCGGCGTGTTTTACATCGAATCGTCCTCCCGCAAGAGCGTCAGCGTCTATGATGTCTCCTGTATCGATGCCCTCGGCGTCATGGACAGTGAGCCGTTTGCGGCTGCGATCTATTCCGGCGCGTCCGCAAAGACGCTGATACAGACGATCCTTGCCGGGCACTTCACACTGGAATACGACTCCGCGCTGGATGACGCGAAGGTCACGGGCTACATCCCGGACTGCACGAAGCGCGAGGCACTGCAGCAGATCGCATTCGCGATCTGCGCCACCATCGACACCAGCGGCACGCGCGGGATCAAGGTGCGGAAGCTCCCGGCTGACGAACCGGTGGAGATCCCGCTGGACCGGATCTATACCGGCGGCAGCGTGGAGACGTCCTCCCCGGTGACGGAGGTGCGCGTGACGGCGCATGCGTATAAAACGACCGGCAGCGGTGACAGCGTAGAGGTCGACGGCACGACGTATTACCACACGACGACCGTCACGACGAAGACCAACCCGAAGGTCACGGCTACGACGAAGCCGAATGTTGTTGAGGTCAAGGACGCGACACTGGTCAGCAGCAGTAACGTCGCTGCGGTCGCCCAGCACGTCTACGACTATTACATGCGCCGCCAGCGCCACAGCGCACGGATCGTCATGGACGGCGAGACCCCCGGCGATTACGTCAAAACGACAACGCCGTGGGGCAGCACGATCACCGGTACGATCACCAGCATGGGTATCCGCCTCAGCGGTATTGCAGCGGCGGATTGCGAAATTGTAGGATCCTGAGAAACGGAGGTACATCCTATGGTCCAGGGTGATGCCTATAACATCGATATTTCCATCACGAACAACGGCGAAGCGCTCGATATCGACGATATCGAGACCGTCGAGGTCTCGCTTCTGTATCTGCAGAAGAAATACCCCGGCGAAGTCGAATACAAGGACGGAAAATTCCGCTTCCCGCTGACGCAGCAGGAGACATTCAAGCTCCCGCGGACCTGCCAGATGCAGGTGCGGGTGAAATTCACTTCGGGGGATGTCATCGGTTCCCCGATCCAGCAGATCGACGTTCTGCACGCGCTGTCAAAGGTGGTGCTGTAATGGTTCCAGTGACGCCGGTCGCGTTTGAGCTGGCCGGAGATCGCGCGCTGCGCTTTGACACCGGCGGAGGCAGCGACGTCTCCTTCGGCTTCTCGGCCTCCATATCCGCCGGGGGCGGCAAGCCTTACACCGGGGCATACGAGGTCACGCCCAAGATCTATGAGGCGGTCTCACTGGAAACGAAAGACCGCTTCCTGAAAGACAATGTAACCGTCAAGAAGATCCCCCAATATATCGTCTCGAACGATGCGGGGGGTGCAACACTCATTATGGGGGATGAATATTATGGCTAATCAATATGTAAACAAGGTTATCATTGGTACTGAAGTTAAACTCGACCTTACTCAGGACGATATCACTCCTGATAAGCTGGCTGAGGGCATTAAAGCCCATGACAAATCTGGCGCACCTATCGTTGGTACAAGCACAAAGGATGCTGACACCAGCGATGCAACTGCCGTTGCTGCAGAAATTCTGAAGGATAAGACAGCATATGTGGCAGGCTCCAAGCTGACTGGTACGATGCCCAACAATGGGGCAAAGCACTTGAAAATCACCAATAAGGGCATTCCCGTACCTATTCCGATGGGCTTCCATGATGGCTCTGGTGATGCTGCTATCGACGCTGATGAGGCTGCAAAGCTGATCCCGGCCAACATTCGTGAGGGTATCACGGTGCTTGGTGTTGAAGGCACCATGTCTGGTTCTGAAGGTGTAAAGCCTCAGGCGAAGACAGTTACTCCGACATTTGCACAGCAGGAAGTTACACCTGACAGCCCTGATTACAATTACTTGTCTTCGGTTACTGTTGCTGCAATTCCTGTCACCTACACCGATAACGCTCAGGGAGGCCAGACGTTGAAAGTAGGTGCTTAATCGTGGCAGTTAACAAGGTTGAGATCAATGGCGTGGTCAAGCTCGATCTGACGGCGGATACTGTTACAGCCGCACAGCTCGCACAGGGCGTAACTGCGCACGACGCCAGCGGTGAGATCATCACCGGCACGATGATCGCCCCGCAGCTGCAAATCGTCGTCACGACCAGCGCAGGCGCGACCGTTACAGCTACAAAGGGTAACAAGACGGTTTCCAGGACAGCGGATGCGAGTGGAAATTGCACACTGCCGGTCGATGAGACTGGAACGTGGACAGTGACGGCTGCATCAGAAAGTATGTCTAAATCTATCGATGTAGTTGTTGGATCTGTTGAGGCTACGCTGAATCTGATCGACCCTGTTTTTGCTAACAACGACTGGTCAGCTATTATTGCTGCGTGCCAGTCTGGCAGTGTTCCTGATGCTTGGGTTGTCGGTGATAGCAAAGAGATGACGATCAATAATAAGGCATATCAGATTGACATTATCGGTAAAGACCACGATGACTACGCCGATGGCTCTGGCAAGGCTCCGCTGACGTTCCAGATTCATGTCTGCTACTCAAAAGCTAAGATGCTTAGCTCCAACGTTACTTACACGTGGCAGAAGTCGACAATGCGTACTAGCACACTGCCAGCTATTTTGAAAAAAATGCCCGCGGAGGTGCAGGCTGCGATTCGAGAAGTTACAAAACTATCTGGAGCCAGCGCGTATTTGTCGGAATTAGATTCTACAGCAGATAAGCTATTTATATTAAGTGACGATGAGCTAGGTATAGGTTATAATTCGGTAGCAGGTGAAGGTATCATGTACGAGTACTATACAGGTGGCAGCGGTCGTCGCATAAAGCAGTATAACAATACAAATTCTTATTGGTGGCTGCGTTCAATCTGCACGGACAATAATCATAAAGGCAGTGTAAAGTGTATAGACACTAGCGGCTCTCTCTATCAATTCTCTGGTAGTGATACTGACTACGGTGTGTCCTTTGGATTCTGCTTCTAATTATGTAGATATGGCCTTTAAGGTCATTCTGATAAACAAGCCGACGGGCGTTAAGGAGCTTCTATGAGTACGATTATTGACACCCTCATCACCGACCGAACGGCAGCGGACGTCGCACGCGTGCACGAGTTGGCCGTGAAGGGCTACGCGGGCATGACGGCGGCGGAACTGGCGGAGTGGCTGGCGGGGATGAAGGGCGCATACAACACCGTTGACCTCAACCGCGTCGGGACGGCGCTGAACTACCTCCGCGACCGCCTGACCGGCGTCTGCGGCAGGGATATCACGTGGCAGGCGAAGACAGATTGGGCTATGACGGACGTTATAACTGCCGCACAGGGCAGCGCATACCACGACCAGATCGGCGACGTCCGCGCCGCGCTCACCTACCCCGCAAATGCCCCGGATGTGCCGGAGATCGCGCTGCTGACGTATGCGGGCGCAAACGATATCGAGCGCATCCTGACCATCTGCGAGACGCTGGTCGACAATGTGATAAATGCGTTTCGCTACACCGGCGCGGCGGAGTGCACCGCTGGAGGATTACTATGACAGACAGACAACCGACACAGGTACTGGCGAACGGGGCCATCCGCTATGGCATCTACCGCGCGGATGGCACGCTCGACCACTATGAATATCTCCGGCGCGAGGACGCGCCGACCGTCGAGGGGACGCCGCTCAGCAAGGCCAATCTTCTCTCGGACGCCACAGCTTCGAAGCTCTGGCCCGGCAGCAACAAGCCGGAGGACCCAACTGTCAACCAGGCCTTTGAAAAGCTATCGAAGGGTATGCACCTCGTCGGCGATATCGAGCTGACGTCCCGTGAAGCACCGTCTTCCGCGTGGCTGCCCTGCGACGGTCGGTTCATCACGCAGGCGCAGTATCCCGAGCTGTACCCCATCCTCAGAGCAGCAGCGACGAGTGAGAATTGGAGCAATCAGGTAGTAGCGAATACGGTAGGGTATGACACTGCTGAGTACAACTACGATATGATCAGCAATGCCAATGGTGTATGGTTTAGAGCTAGACGTGCCGAAGACGGCGTTGATTTCTACACTTCAGCTAATGGACATAGCTGGACTAAAATTAACCTACCAGGTCTTAGTAATCCATCCATCAATAAATACTCTAACGTTGGTCCTGTCATTTTTGTAGATACGAAGTACCTGTGCTTAGTGCAGTCGTACAATTCGAACAGCAGTTTCTACAATTCGCATCTCCTGCAGGCAAACAATCCTGCTGGTCCCTGGACTAAAACGGATATGCAGATGGCGGGCTCACCTAGCTGGGACGTTATTCGACACCGGCTGTTCTACCTGAATGGTGTATATTACACATTCCATTCTGAGGGCGGAAGTTACTCAAGTGACCTGAAGAATTGGGACGAATTTAGCCGTCCGGATAGCAATCTAGTGATTGCTGATGTAGCGTTAGATGAGTCTACTGGATTCTTCTACCTTATCTACGGGGCCAGTAGCGCTTATCGCTTAATAAAAACAACTGCGCCCGCGAATGTTAGTGATTGGAATTATATTCAGCAGAACTCTTATCGTGGTAACGATGCGCAGGTAATAGCAGATAACAACATGATTATCGTTGCGCTCAACTATAGCAGCAAAATACTGTACTCGCAGAATGGCGGGACCAGTTTTGTAACAAAGAATATGAGCGGTGCTTACGCAGTGTCCGACTTAATCATGTTTGATGGCTTTATTGCTGGTACTGGTGCAAGTCAAAAGGTTGCCATCTCAGATGATATTACTACCGGATTCGTGTTTGTTGATGTAGGTTACACATTGAGCTCCCAGCTAGCCGGGCATGGAACTCTGCTGATGGGCGCTTGCGACTCTACAAATACAGTTATGCGAAATGTCTACCACGACTATGCATCCGATAGTAAGAAGATACCAAACATTACGCCTGACGCTCGCAGTCATGCCTACATTAAAGCGATGGAGGAATGAGCCATGCGGGACAGAAAAGGGACGAACGATCTGGCGAACGGCGCGGTCTGCTACGGGGCCTATGACGCGGCGGGGAATCTGCTGCGGCAGGTCTGGCTCCGGCTGGAGGACGAACCGCTGGCCGAGGAAACGTTGCTCGTCAAGGCGAATCTGCTGACCGACGAAACTGCCGCCCTCCTCTGGACGGCGGGCGACGCTCCGGCCGACCCGACCATCAACGACGCGCTGGACAAGCTCTCCACGCCGCAATACAAGATCGGCGATCTACTCGTCACCGTGCGGGAGCTGGCCGCCCCGTGGCACGCCTGCGACGGCTCGGCCTTCTCGCAGACGGAATACCCGGAGCTTTATAACCAGCTCGGCGGCAATGCGCTGCCGAACGTCAGCTATTCCGACGACACAGTTACCTACATCAAAATGGCCAACGACTGACCGCCGGGAAATACATAAAAGAGGTAAAAACATGGATGCTGGAACCATCACGATCATCTGCGCCGTCCTCGGCTCGTCCGCGCTGACGACGGTCATTCAGGCCATCGTCGGCGCAGCGCAGAAGAAGAAAACACAGGCAGATTCCCAGGGCGACCATCTGGCCGAGATCGACAAAAAGCTCGACAAGATGCAGAAGCACCAGGATGAGCAATACCTGTCTATCCTGCGCCTGACGATCATGTCAGAGGAAATGCCGATGTCGGAGCGATTGATCGCGGGCAAAAAATACGTAGATCTGGGAGGAAACGGGGACGTCAAGCAATTCCTGCATCAGCTGGAAGTGCAGTGTGAAAGGAAGTGACGATGTGAGATTCAAACTCCGCTGGACAAAAGGCGAAATGTCCAAGACCATCGTGTTCTACTGCATCCGCGTGCTGACCCTCACGCTCGTGTGGGCGGTGCTGCTCGAGACAATCGCGGTCCTGTTTCAGCTGGATATCGATCTTTCCGCCGTGCTGACGTTCACCGCCGCGGCGTTCGGCGGTGAGCTGCTTCTGCTCGCGTTCAAGCGGGTCTTCGCAAAAAAGGGCAAAGACGAATAACCGGAACCACGAAAGGGGTACATATGGAAAACATCATCAAGCGGCTCGGGAATCTCCTGAGCGTCAAATCCATCGTTACACTTGGCCTGACCATCATCTTCGCCGTTCTCGCCCTGCGGGGCGATATCTCCGGCAAGGACTTCCTGACCATCTTCCTGACGGTCATCACCTTCTACTTCGGCACGCAGAGCCAGAAGGTGCAGGACGCTATCGAGGGCGGCAGCACGAAGGAGGATACGCAGAAATGAGGGTCATGAAAGCGTCTGAACTCGTCAAGAAGCATATCGACGTCGCGAAAAACTACAAGACCGTCTACATGTGGGGCTGCTTCGGCTCGCCGGTCACGGATGGGATCATCACTGAGAAGGCAAAGCAATACCCGGACTGGTACGACGCCGCAAAGCAGGCCAGATTCCGCGGGCTGATCGGAAAGGGCTACTTTGGCTTTGACTGCGTGAATCTCACAAAGGGGATCCTGTGGGGATGGAACGGCAACAAAAATGCCTACCACGGCGGCGCGCGCTATGCAGGCAACGCCGTCCCGGACGTCTCTGCCGACGGCATGATTGCCAAGTGCAAGGACGTATCCGCATCCGCCTGGGACAAACTCGTCCCCGGCGAAGGACTGTGGATGCCGGGCCATTGGGGCATGTACATCGGCGATGGCCTTGCGGTCGAATGCACGCCGATCTGGGACAATGGCGTGCAGATTACATGCGTCGGCAACATCGGCCTCAAGGGCGGCTACAACAGCCGTGTGTGGAAGAAGCACGGAAAGCTCCCGTGGGTAGAGTACGATACGGAAACGGTCGACAGGGCCGTCGAGAACGCAAAGGCAACGATCAAGGCCAAGGCCGGGCTTGCGGACGGCACGATCGACTATCTGGCGGCGTACAAGTACGGCTCAGATCTTCTTAAGAAGCTGGCAGCAGCAATGAAGTAAGGAGGCGGCGCTATGTCTCCGCAAGCGCGGTATAAACTTCCTCCGGAGCTGGACGGCCTGACGCGGCAAGGCATGGAAACCGTGATCTATCAGGCCAATCTTGGACGGGAGAATTCGCAAATCGCGCAGCTTTATTTCGTGGATAAGCTCCCGCAAGTGGACGTTGCAACAGAATTGTATCTTGGCCGCGCCACCGTGCAGCGCCGCCTTCCGGAGATCATGGCGCGGATGAAGTCTGCGTCCGGAAGCCTCCCAAACTGAGCAGAACTGATGCACAACTGAGGCAAAACTGAGGCACATCAAAACAGAAAAAAGCCCATACTGGACACATCAAAGGAGTGTTCGGTATGGGCTTTTCTTATTTTAATCCGAACCCTGCCGGGCAGAAGGTCGGGGACTGCACCGTCCGGGCTATCGCAAAGGCGACCGGGAAGAGCTGGGACGAGGTGTATATCGGCCTGTGCCTGCAGGGGCTCATCATGGGCGATCTGCCGAGCGCAAACAGCGTGTGGAGCGCTTACCTGCGGCAGCAGGGCTTTGCACGAAACGTAATCCCGAACACGTGCCCGGACTGCTATACCGTCGCGGATTTCTGCGCAGATCATCTGCGCGGCGTGTATGTGCTGGCGTTATCAAGCCACGTTGTGTGCGTGGAAGATGGGACGTATTTTGACACGTGGGATTCTGGGAATGAAATTCCACTGTTCTATTGGGCAAAGGAGGATAAATGATGTTTGGACAACAGCCGTATGTGTATCAGCAGCCTATTTATAATCAGCCAATCGGCCAACCAATCAGTCAGCCAATGCAGGAGCCAATGATGCGTCCGCAGTACCAGCCTGCAACGCAGATGCCGGTCTACCAGCCGCAGCCCCAGCAGCCGCAGAATCAGTCGATCATCTGGATCCCGAACGAGCAGGCCGCAAGCGACTTTATCGTCGCGCCCAACAACGCGGTAACGCTTTGGGATATGAACGCGCCGGTCGTGTATGTGAAAAAGGCCGATGCAAGCGGCAAGCCAAGCATGACAACGTATGATCTTGTGGAGCGCGCACAGGCCGTTATAACGCCCACAGCGGCGCGAAAAGACATGATGGAGGAATACGTGACGCGCAAGGAGTTCGACGAGCTTGTGGCGAAGCTGGCCGCTCCAAGCGTCAGACCGCGAAAGATAAAGGAGGCGGGCAATGAACCCACTGTTTAACGCGCTCGGCGGCGGGCAAATGCCCGGCCAGATGGGGCAATTTCAAAATATGGTGCAGCAGTTCCGGCAGTTTCAGAACAGCTTTCATGGTGATCCAAAAGCAGAGGTCGAAAAGCTGGTGCAAAGCGGGAAGATATCACAGCAGCAGTTAAATCAGCTGCAGCAGGTGGCTGGGCAGTTCCGACAGCTGCTCGGATAACAGATTTCAATTCGTGGCCACGATTGAGATAAATATTTTGAATCTACGAAAGGAATGAAAAATATGAGTTTGAATGACGGCTCTCCGACCATGACAATGCCCGTTGCGCCTACCGGCATGACAGGTGGCGGATGGGGCGGCTTTGGCGGTGATAATGGCTGGTGGATCATCATCCTGTTCCTTGCCATTTTCTGCGGCTGGGGCGGCAACGGAAACGGATTCGGCAACAACGGCAGGAATTCCGGCGGCGTTGTAGACGGCTATGTGCTGGCCTCTGACTTCTCCAACATCGAGCGCAAGCTTGACAACGTAAACAACGGTATCTGTGATGGCTTCTACGCCATGAATACGGGCATGCTCAACGGCTTTGCAGGTGTGACACAGGCTGTGACTTCCGGCTTCTCGAACGCTGAACTTTCCCGCTGCAATCAGCAGGCTGCGCTTATGCAGCAGCTGAACAACATGGCGATGCAGGCGCAGGAGTGCTGCTGCGAAAACCGCGCGGCAATCGCCCAGGTACGCTACGACATGGCGACGCAGGCATGTGACACCCGCAACACCGTGCAGAACACCACGCGCGACATCATCGACGCGATGAACTGCGGCTTCCGCAGCATCGACCAGCGTCTGACGGCGCAGGAACTTGCGGCGAAGGACGCGAAGATTGCCGAGCAGAACCAGCAGCTTTTCGGCTACCAGCTGGCGGCATCGCAGGCGGCGCAGAATGACACGCTCAAATCTTATGTAAGCGGTCAGTTTGCGTATTACAATCCTCGCCCCGTTCCTTCTTTTGCGGTTCCTGCACCGTACCAGTACGCAGGCTGCAACGGCTATAACGGCGGCTACAATTACGGCTGCGGCAACTGCGCGTAACAACTCCATACCGTAGAGCTTTTTCGTGGCCTCACGAAAATGGTCGGCCCCATTGCCGATACTCGACAGCAACGCGGCGGGGCAGTAGCCCTGCCGCTATATTTTTACGAAAGGACTGATTTTATGGCCGAATTTACCAATTCCAACATCGTCAGCGTCGCCGCTGGGCAGAACGTACCGCTGATCTCCACGGCGGCTTGCAGTAAGCCGTGCATCGTACATCGCGAAGGAAGCGGGCTCGTTACGCTGCGCGGGCTTACGCAGCAATGCAAGGCGAAGTTCCGCGTATCTTTTGGTGCGAATATCGCCGTCCCTACAGGCGGAGCAGTAGGTGCCATTACCGCTGCGCTTGCAATCAACGGCGAACCTCTGAGCAGCGCCACAGCGACCGTAACCCCTGCGGCTGTTGAGAACTATTTCAACATCTTTGTTTCCACATTCGTGGAAGTCCCGCGCGGCTGCTGCCTGACTGTAGCGGCGAAGAACACCAGCACGCAGGCGGTTAATTTCGCAAACAGCAACCTGACCGTCGAGCGTGTGGCTTGAAAGGAGGAAACAACATGTATGATCTGAGAAATCTACGTGAAATGCTCTGCAAAGAGCTTGACGAAATCGCCGACAAGCGCGAAATGTCTGCGGGCGATCTGGACGCGATCCAGAAGCTGACGAGCTCCATCAAAAACACCTATAAGATCGAAATGCTTGAGGACGGTGGTTATTCCCGCGACGGCGAGTGGGAAGCCGGCATGCGCGGCACATATGGACGCGGAAGTTCGTACCGTGGGCGCCGCCGCGACGCAATGGGCCGCTACAGCCGCACCGACGCCCGCGAGCACATGCATGCGCAGCTGGAGGATATGATGCGCGACGCGGACGACGATAAGACCCGCGAAGCGATCCGCCGCTGCATGGAGCAGATCGAGCGGGCATAAGGGGGATATGATATGCTGGATAAAGCCGAGATCCGCAAGGAGATAGCGCGGCTGGAATATGAGGAATCCAGCTATCCCAATTATGCCAAACTGGCAGATCTTTATGTGATACGCGACAAGATGCAGGAGGACGAACAGGGAAGCCGGAGTACGCGCGTGCACGCTTATTCCGGAGCCAATGCACCTGCAGTGCAGGCGGCAGTTCCGCAGGCAGCGGCCACGCAGATGGTAGGCAGCTACGGAGACAGTGACTTCCTGCGCGCCATCGCAGAAAAAGACCCGTCCAAAGTCTGGCCGATCGTGGACGAGCTGATGGATACGGTATTACTTGTCAAGCGAAGCGTGTATGATTCCGTTATGCGGAAGATATCCGATGCAAGATAAAACTGGTTACACTCTTATTACACTCAATAGCAAGAAAAACTGTTGAAATTACTGCATTTTTTATTGAATGGGGTTCAAGAGGCCGCTGGTTCGAATCCAGTCACTCGGACCAATGTAAAACGGGAAAAGCCCTGAAACTGCAAAGGTTTCAGGGCTTTTTCTTTTCTTCTCCGTAAAGGAAAAATCTCGCCAGATTTCGAGAAATCACGTTGGGTTACACTCCCGGTTACACTCCACTTTTTATCCTAGATCGCGTTTATGATTTTCTTCAAGTCTTCCAGATTCACGTCTTGGTAGTACCGGAGCATCTCAGGGCTTGCGTGGCCGATCAATTTCATTTTATCCTTGTCGGGCGCAACAACTTTTTTCATCAATGTCGCGAATGTGTGCCTGCATGTATGCGGCGAATATTTGTGGATTCCGTTTACCATTGGGTTTTCAATGCCGACGGCTTCTAGTGTGGGGTAAAAAACAGCGTCCCGGAATCTATCATAGGAAAATTGGTTACCTTTTTCATCGCAGAACAACGCGCCGGACGCTTTTCCTGCGTAAAGACGATCAATAATGGGCTGGATCTTCGGGCTGATGGGAACGACACGATTTTTTCCAGCCTCCGTTTTCGCACCACCGGTCAGCGTTTTTTTATTCGCATCGTAGTTGTCCACGCTCAGGGCCAGCAGTTCTGACGGTCTGAAGCCGAGATAGCACATTGCATAAATATAATCCGCGAACGGAATTACGCTGACAGCGTCTCGTATTCTTTCAATCTGTTCTTGCGTAAAGCTTTCCCTCGCCGCTCCGAACTCTCCGCTGACAATCAGATATTGCCCTAAATTCAGTTCTGCGTAGCCGCGCGGAACTGCGTACTTGTACATAAGCCCTGCTAACGCTTTCATATTTTCTTTTGTTCTTCTTCCCCTCGGGCATTCGTCCATGCATTCCTGCAAATCATCTATTTCTATATCTTCCAGTTTCCAGAACTCAACTTGATAAAAGTATTTTTCGGCTGATTTGTAGCAATCAATTGTGGATTTCCCGGCTCTGTGAGTTGGGAGCCACATTTCGTAGAGTTCGCGCCATGTAATTGCTTTTTCACGCTTCTTCTGCCCGGCCAACATCGGCAGGTAGTCAAGCGCTTCTTTTTTTGTGCGGAATCCGCATTTCCGAGCGACAACGCGCTTTACAGATCCGTTTTCGTCTCGGTATCCCTTTGTTATTTCCGCTACCCATTTATCGTTGCGCCGGTATACCGAGCCAGTGCCGTTCCCGCGTTTTGTGGCCTTTTTTGTTTGCTGTTTTTTCCCGCACCAGCAGCAGAAGGGCGCGCCGTCTGGGATTTCTTTTTTACACTTGATGCACTCCATGTTTCCCTCCACGTTCTTTTCGGATTGCATAGAAAGTAATTGCCGAAGCCAGCGCTGAACCTACAATCAGGGCAATGCAACCCCATGCAGCTACGGACAAATCTCCGTCGCGAATGAGACCTACGCTCCGAATCTGTGCATCCGTCACAAGGCAGGCAATCAGAGAAAAGGATAGCAGCATACAAAACAGGGCGAGAACGTAACACATTGTATGTGTAGACCTTATCTGTGCGCTCTGCGCTGCTGCTGTTGCCTCCAGCTTGGCGTTTTCAATCTCGACATGATGAATCTGCTCGGCCAGTTCTTCCGAGCTTTCTGCGGGCTGGACGAGCCCAAACAGTTCATCCAGCGACAGCCCGAGAACGCGGCATAGTGCGGCAGAGTTATATAGTTTTGGGTCTTGCTGTGTTCCTGCGCAGAGCTTCGTCACAGCCGATCTGGAAACGCCGGATTCATCGACAAGTCTGTCAATGGTGTAATGCTGATCTTCCTTCGCCCGCTTTATGTTTCCCTGATATGCAGAAATATACGGGGCGATTTCCTGAATTGCCGACATGATATACCTCCATTTTCACATATATTTCGCTGATCTTTCCGCCACTGGTATGGTTTTACCAATTTGATGGTAGACATTTCTACCCGTTTTGCTATGCTGGTTACAGACGCGTGAGAAAGCCCCACCGCCGGTGGCGCGGCGGTGGGGCGATCTTAAACATTCCATTATACAAAATAGTCTGTCCCATAATTGCCGCTTACGAGGGTTACCGGACGAAGAAAATACAAGGTGTTCTTTGTGGAAGATTCCAAATTGAAATTCTTGAACAGACGTTCTAAAATATGGAGGTACACCAAATGCAGAGCATCAATATTCGCTTTGAAAACGGGAAAGTAAACATCATCGTAGACGGGGCGATTTTCAAAGACGTCCACAGTCTAAACCTGGACTACATCAAAGGAGCGCCCATGCTCTTTTCCTGCGTCTCAGATGTAGGTGACGAGAAACAGGGGCAACGGCAGAAAAGTAAATTTCTGAGTTAGACATAGTACGGATTCGGCTTGAACAGTAAACTAATCGTGTCGATTAACCAGCCGATGCCGAAAAGCCCAAGTGTGAACAGATACAGAATCCCCATTCCGGTCTTACCCTCATAGAACTTGTGTGCGCCAAATTCGCCAAGGAACAGACACAGGAAAAATGCAGTCCATTTGTTTTTGGGGCGACCGTATCGACCATTGACATTTGTATTTACGTTTGTGTTCGTGTTTGTGTTGTTTACGATGACTTGCGGCTGCGCCGAATTCAGTTCCTCGACCTGCTTCCCGCATTTTGGGCAAATCACGCAATCCTTGTCGATGATTTCACCACAATGCTTGCAATACTTCTTTCCTTCCATTTCTTCCATAGTTATTTCCTCTCTTTCTTTCCATAGAATGGCTTGATGCCATTATATCACATATCATGGTCTATAAACCGGACTTTTGGCGTAATTAGGCATAGAATTTCGGTACTTAGTTTTTGTGCACATTGCAACGTTGGCTTATTAGAACATAGGTTCTATTATGTTATTACTGCTTCAAAAAACACAGAATTTAACATTGGCTTTATACAAATAAGGAGGGCGCAAAATGCTTTGTATTCAGGATGATATGTGCTATAATAAGGGTGAAGAAATTGCGCCAATTCCGGATAATCGGAAAAGACTCCGTGAAGAAATTTTGAGTCTGAGCAACGAACAGGCAGAATATGTGTTAAGGAGGATGTTAGAAACAAATGAGTAATTCTTTATTGTACGCACTGCTGCTTTTTGCAGTATCTGGAACAGTTATGCAGTGGATAAACATTGCGTATCTGAATGGAAGAATCAACGATCTCGAGAGAAGCAGGCTGTCGCTTTTAGCAGAACTTTCCGAGAAGATATCCACCAAACATACAGAGAATACTGACAACGATACCAGCCCAGAAGTATAGACGGGCTTTCTTCTCGGCGCGCGCCTTTTCTTCCTCGAGCTGTTTCATCCGATCGACAACGAACGGATACTCTGTCCCGAGGGCTAGGTTTGGAAGCTGAACTTGCTTTCCGTCAATTTCAATATAATCTTTCATAACAGTTTTTTTGCTTCCTCAATAATTCCGATGAGCTTTTCAATCTGGGAATCCGACAGCCCATCAAGAGCATCCAATAGTTTCTGTTTTGCAGAACCTACGACCTCATCCTTCGGGATGGGGTCTTTTTTTATGCCCGTAGACGGGTCCTCGTCCGGCAGCAGGTCGGCCACTGATACACCGAGATATTCTGCGATAGCCGGGAGCTTGCTCTTTCTCGGCTTTGTTCTCCTGGTGTTCCACTGACTATAAACACCACTAGATACACCGAGAAATTCGCACAAGTCAGCGCCGGTCCTTTTGTTCTTGGTCAAGTAATAATTGATTTTGTCTATTGTGTCCATATTAGTCAATAAATAATTGTTCAAAATGCAGGACTATTATAACTAAGTTTTTGTTGACATTCTTAGTAAACTTAGTTATAATAGTTTTTGTTAGGGCGGAACTTACAAGTGAGGTGATGGCGTGAAGAAAGACAAGTATATATGGGGATTTCAGATTGTTGGTTCAGACTGCGGATATGACGAGTTCGGTACGTTCCATTGCGCGTGCGGTCATTGCCTTCCGTTACGAGTTGATGTAAGTAAGGGCGGCAAATATCGCGGCAGCGACTGCGGCGACGGCAGATACGACGGTGAAAAACATGTTGATAAGAAACCGCCTTTTCTCCGTGCGTGCTTTCGAGCCTTCGGTTTCGACAAGCACATTTAGACCGTTTTCTCCTATGGATTTGTAACGCTTATTCCGATTGAGGAACAACCTGATTCTTTCTCTGAACGACTTGCACATGATTCATGCCTCGGCTTATGAGGCGTGAAAAGAACACCGCCCCGGACAACTTATCGGATTGTGAAATAATGATAGGTGGTACTTTCATCATAACACAATTCACTAAGGTGTCAAGCAAAACTTAGTATTCACAGACAGGAGGTATGTAAAGGCATGGGTTTTAAGGAAGCGAGGCTTGCCGCTGGATTGACCGTTCAACAGGTAGCCAAGGCGCTAAAAGTTTCAGACGCATCCGTTTATTTGTGGGAAACCGGGCAGATGTATCCGAAGACAGCGCGACTGCACGAAATCGCAGATCTGTACGGCTGCACAGTGGACGAGCTTTTAAGGTCGAGAAAGGAGGAAAAATGACGCTGGACGATATCCGGGCAATGTCAAAGCCCACGATCCTCGCAAGCGAGGCGGCGCAGGTGCTCGGCTGTACCCCGCAATGGCTTCGCTTGATGGCGAGGGAACAGCCTGAAAAGCTGGGCTTCCCGGTCTGCTGCACAAGCAAGCACAGAGTGAAGATCCCGAGAGAACCATTCATTAAATTTGTTGGAGGAGAGCTATGAGAGAGGAAACCACTGAAGAGCGTCAGGAACGGCTGCGGGACGAGCTGCAGTATCGCAAGACAATGCTGCGCGTGATCAAGAGTATGTGCCTGTGGATCGGCGGTGCGGCGCTGATGCTGTCCGTGCTGGCCTGCGGGGCGGACATGACAAATGAAGCAATCGTGATCGGCGCGATCGCGCTGGGGACAACGCTGTTCGGGCTGCTGTGATGGATATTAAAGAAAAGGCGCTGCTGATGACGCCTTGCGAGGTCTGCGAGATGCTGGAATTCAAGCGCAGCAAATGCGTAGAAAACTCCTATAGGCACTGCGGCACTTATGCCGAGATCGTCTGTTCACAGTGGGACGAGACCTGCAAGCTCCTCCGGGAGCGCACGGGCAAAAAGAAATGACCCCTGCCGCGTTGCCGCGCGACAGAGGCCGAAATGAAAGGACATTATGTCGGCTTCTATTATAAGCCAGAAAGGAACCTATGTCAAGTTTAACGGATTCCCGCGTCCGGCACGGCGCGAAAGCCTGTGTCGAAGCGGTTCGGGCCGACTACCCGAAGTTTAATAAATGTTTGCTTTCGCAGTGTGAAGCGCCGGAGAAATACGGCGTTCAGCTCGTGCCGGAGGCTGCGGCTTCCATCAAGGCGCTGGACGCGCCGAAGAACCGCGTCGAGCGCAGGAAGAAGACGAACCGGTATTACTTCCGCCTGACGGACGCTCAGGCGAAGATCCTCGACCGGCTGCTGAAAAAGAACGGCTACGCCACGGTGCAGAGCTTTTGCGAGGAGCTGATCCGGAGGGAGGCATTATGCAATGGCATTACCGCTTGATAACCTCTACCTCGGCATTCAGGAGAAGGAACCGGCGGTCATCGGAACATGCGCGCACTGCAAGGAGGAAGTCCGCGAGGGCGAGGAAGCTTTCGTCTGCGATACGGTCCTTGTACACGCGGAATGCATGCTGGAATACGTCTACGATACCTACAGCGTAGACGAGATCGCGAACGCGCTGCTGTTTGAGAGGGTACGCCATGAAGGATGAAATTTACATTCCGTTTGAATGCCGGGTGTCGGTCTTCTTCCCGGCCGGGCATGTCGAATGCAATTTATGTCCGCTGCTGGAAACGTACAGCCGCAGGCAGTGCAGACGGACGGGGGAGTATCTGACGAGCGGGCAGCTCCGCGGGATGTACTGCCCGCTGGAGATCCCGGGAGAACTGATCACAGACACGGCCACGGGAGCCGTGATCGAAAATAAGGAGGATAAGGATGGATAACGCGAAAGGCTACAAGGCGTTTAATCCCGGTATGATCTGCAAGGATAAGCAGTACGCCGAGAACACCGACTACGAAGAAGTGGGCGGAAAGATCTGCGGGAAAGGCATGATGCACTACTGCGTCAATCCTTTTGATGTTCTGAACTTTTACGATCTTGTTGACGAGAGCGGGAAGTTTTCGGATTTTGCAGAGGTCAAGGCACTTGACCAGCCGATATCCGGATCTGATGGAAAATTTGCGACGAAAAAGCTGCATATCGGCGCGAAGCTGAGTTTTGCTGGGTTTATCAAGGCCTGCATCGACTACACGAAGGAGCAGACAATCGTCAATATGCCGAAGAGTGATGTTACCACCGGCAACTACGCCAAGATCGGCAGCTCGGGCAACTCCGCCAAGATCGGCAGCTCGGGCAACTCCGCCCAGATCGGCAGCTCGGGCAACTACGCCCAGATCGGCAGCTCGGGCAACTCCGCCAA